AGTTATCGAAATCCCAACAGGGTTCATCTGTATCGCACCAATCTGGTTTCAAAGACTCTTTTGGATTCCAATGCTTACCACACCGCTGGATTTCGTATCCGTCCAAATACGCTTCCATAATCAGGATGGCGTTTCTTGTTTCGTCGCGTGTCATTTCGATTCCTTTCTCTTCAAATATTCCGCAATTGCTTCGTCTGCTACTCCCTGAGTTCTGTATCCGTTTTTGACTGCGTATTCCTTTAGCTGAGCATGTACATCTGGTGACACTAATACATGTTTAACTAGCTCACGCTTTCGTTTGGGTTTGCTTGTTCCTTTTATTCCTATTCCAATAGCTGATTTCATATTTCTTCAATTTCTTCGCTGCACGATATATTTCCCCGGCTTGGCTTCTGGTCATCTGGTACACCCCGGTACCATCGTTGATCAATCGCTTGGCCTGCTGGCTCATCGACCGCCTCCGGTTGCGTAGTGGAGAACCAGCAGGGCGTCGCAGTTCTTAAGGGTAACATCCAGATGAGGGTACAGCTCCTGGGCCTTCGCCTTCAGCTTTCGCTTCCATTCCGCGGAGTTGGCGCAGGAGCGTTTACCGCCTAGTCCGAGGGGATCCTGCCAGACCTTGGGCTCAACGCGATGGAGGGCGTATCCGAGAGAGTAGGCCAGTCCTTGGACGATGCCGTAGTTCTCATGGAGGGTGGCGACGCTGGATGATGGGGTGAGCTTGGATACGAACTTGGGAACCTTCTCGATCCACAGGTGGGAGTCGGCCACCTTGAATCCGCTGAGGAGTTGCGCCATGTCGGGCAGGGACTCGGGCATTGCGAACAGGAGGATCCCGTCCTTGGTGTGGACTGCGAATCCACCGTTCACGCCTGGGTCACAGGCTACGATTGTTTTGTTTGTCATTGGTTTGTTGTGATTTGATGGTGAGAGAGTGGCCTACATAGATCCCGGCGATCACGCAGAGGGGCAGGAGGACGGCCATGCCCATGATGGTCAGGGCGGTGTTCATTGGATCGAGCAGCCAAGTTCCTTGTAGCATTTGATTCGCTTGTTGGCGTGAGCCTGAGCGAGCGGGTGGAAGGTATCCTTGAAGTCGTGGATGAACGCTTGGTCCTTGCCATCGGCCCGCCGCAGCGCACGGCTGGCCCGCTGGATCGTTTTCTGTGCGCTCCTGCCTCCGGAGACCATTACCAGCGTCTCGACGTTGGGAAGGTCGAGTCCCTCATCGGCCAGCGAGGTGGCGATCATGGTCTTGATGTTGCCGGCCTTGAACTCCTCCATCGCCTCGCGTCGCGCCTTCTTGGCCATCTTGGAGTAGACCAGTACGGCGTCGCCGATCGCTTTGGCGTATTCCTCCCCGAGGGTTACCCTAGGAACAAGAACGAGCGTTGGAGAATGACCACCGCAGTTTGCGAACATGATCGCCGCGGCGTTGCGTTGCTTGTTGCCGACGATTCCGATCTCGGTGATCGCCTCCCAAGCGCACATGGCACGGAGTTCTGGCTGGCTGATCCTCATGTACCGCTTGCGCTCGGTGAAGAGCTTCTCGATGTGGTCATCGATCTTCTGCTGGATCAGGAAGTCGGTGGCCGAACTCATGTACACGGTCGCGTGGGCCAGAACATTGCCCAGTTCCTCGCGCTTGATCTCGAACTGGTTGTTGCGAAATAGGTTGCGAAGGATGGCGTTGCGCTCTTGATCATCGGACCAAGGGGTGGCATCGAAACCGTAGCGTAGACCATTGCATGACTCAATAATTGCTCGAAGAACACGGGCAGGGCTGTGTTTTGATTCGTCAACTACCAAAAGATTCTTCTTACTAAAGTCTACCGACTCATGCGGACAACGAATATCCACAATGCCATCCGGAATTCCGGCGGCTCTCAACGATGCGCGAGCTTGCTCACATGTTTCGCGTGTTGGAGCTGTCCAACCAAACGACCAATCAGGATTCAAATGGTGATAGTGCTTGATGATGGAGGAAGCGATGACTGTCTTGCCGCATCCAGCAGGGGCGATGATGAGTCCATCGCTACTCTTGGCCCACTCGACTGCTCGTTGTTGGTAGGGACGAAGCAGAAAGGCTTGCGTCGAAACGATTTCGGGATGATTCTTGGTCTGCATAGCGTGTCGTTGCGCTCTGTATTGTTTGTTACGGACTCGTTGTCACCCCCCGGAGCTTGCACTCTCCGGGGGGCTTTCGTTTTCAGGGTTTAGATGTCATCGACATCCACCGGAACCTTCTTCATGCGTTTCACGCGGAGTGTAACCTGTTCGGCTCCGTGCTTGTCAGTGTACTTCTCCTCTTCGATGACGACCACCAACTGGAGTCCAACGAACCCCTGAAGGAATCGGAAGAACGCGCCGCCGATGGAGAAGTCGAACTCATCGCCATCTGCGATGTTCGCCTCGGTGGCACTGATGAGGGCCTGAAGCCGCCACATCATGGTGTCTTTTAGAACGAAGCGGTCGCTGATGACCTCTCCGTTGCCGCCCTTGTAGCGCAGGGTGCAGACGGGGTTTCCGTTCTTATCGAGGTTGTCATCCTTGCAGGAGTTGACGGTGACGATGTATTCGCCGGGGCTGGCGAACGGCTTAACTTCGGCTTGTGAACGATCGACTGTGAATTTCATGGTGTTGTGTGTTGTTTGTTATTCGGACTGACGCATCGCCCATGTGGGCAACGAAAGGGTTTGAGTTGTGGATGGGTAGCAGGGCCAAGAGTTCAGTTCCTGGCACTCGATGAATGTCTTGAGTTGTTCATCGATGATTGAATGTCCGACATCGATGGCCAACTGATCAAGCTCGTAGCAGGCGACACCGAACGGAGCCTCCTTCTCGACGGCGATGAACACGAACCGGTTGATGCCGGTGATGCGCTGGTACCAAGCGGCTTGGACGTGGTATCGGAACTGAGCGCAGGACTTAGCGAACGCGCTTGGAGACGCATCCTGCGTGGTCTTGAGGTCGATGATGTAGTCCTTTCCGAGACCATCGATGCGAGCTTTGACCTCGATGCCGGACCAATCTGCGAAGTACGAGACCTCGGTCTTGATGCCATCCAGTAGGCCAGAAGCAGCAGGATGGGCGTGAACCGCGGCGGCGACACCGGTGATGCTGTCCCACTGGTCTTGGTTGAGCGGGGTGAATCCGTTGTCGATGACGAGTTGGTAGTCCTCCTTACCCTGCTTGGTACGGCGATCGCCGGTGAACAGCTTGTAGGTGATGACGAATCGTTCCGGTTCCAGGACAGCGCAGTGAGCGGCGGAACCGAACTCCAGCGCGGGGCTGGTTTCGTTCTTGGTCCTGCCATCCTGCCAAGCGCGGAAGTGAGCGGGGGACTTGCGGAACTGATCGAGGCCGGACTTGGAGAGTGCCTTCGCCTCGTGGTAATCCGCGGCGGGCATGTCGTACATGATATCAAGCATTGGTCACCTCCGTGGTGGCGATCTCAGGGGTGACGATCACGGCCAGCTTACCAAGGATCAGGTCGGGCTTGGCGATGTACTTGGAGGCATGAGCATCGGTGAGATCGCGGAAGGTCTGGCCATCTTGAATGCGACCGGCCTTAACGAGCAGGGCGTTGACCTCTTCCTCGCGATCCTCGAACAGGGCTTCGAGCTTAGCGGTGATGTCAAAGCTCTTGGTGGGAGCGGGAGCAACCTCGGTGATAGCAGGCTGGAAGTCCTCGGTCTCCTCCGGGGTATAGATGCCGGCCACAACCTCGGGAGCAAGCATGCGAACCGCTTTGCTGATGCACCGAGCGCGGAGCATGGCGGAAGGATCCTTGGCCCACCCGGAGCCGGGTTTGGCGGGGAGCAGGCCAGCGAGCTTGGCGTCTTCGGTGGTGAAGCTGATCTCGCAGGAGTTGCCATCGTAGGTGAAGAGCGCGGTGGCGGCGCGGCTGTCGAACTGCTTCCAAAGTACCTTGCCACCACGGGCGCGGTATCCGGCGAGCATGGCGTCGGAGCGCATGGAGAGAGAACCACCGATGATGTGGTACTCGCGCTTGAAGTCGAATGGGGTCTTCTTCTCGGCGGCGCACTGCCACGCGATGAGTTTACCTTGTTCGACCTTGGTGCATCCCAGCATGCCGCTGGAAGCAATCCACTCGCCCATCTTCTCGATGGCGGTTATGGGGTCTTGGATCTTGCTGTACATCTCCGAGGATGAGTCGGAGGGCTGCGTTGTCGTTGCGATTGCGTTCATGGATTTTGTTGCCGTAGCATTTCTTCGATTACGTCGGAGCGGACACGGATCGTGCGCTTGGTAGCCCTCATGGCCGGTAGCTTACCTCCCCGGATCCAGCGACGAACGGTCTCGGGATGAGTCCCGAGAGCCGTTGCGATCTCTTTGATGGTCAGGAGTTTCACGCTCACGAGACGAATGTCGTCTAGAGTCGCAAAACGTGCAAGAGAATTCGTGCGAATTTTATTCGGACGGCTGCTGGAAGCCCCGGCGGGCGGCGAGCGGAGTGAGGGTTTGGCCCGACTGGATCAGCTCTCGAACGAACTGTTTCTTGGCGATGAGTAGGCCATCGTCGTAGGCGCGTTGGAGGAGCTTGAGCTTTCGCTCGTCACCGCCCTGTTGGAAACGGGCCTTCATAAACTCCTGTTCCGCCCGCAACCGGCGATAATTTCCAACGAGTTCGGTGTAGCGATCGTACTGCTCAGGCGACATCCGATCGTAGGTCTTCTGCTTCCAAGTCAGGCTGGGGCTTGGCACCGATGGGATCGCGCTGTTGTCAGCGGTCCTGCGCCAGATGGTGTAGATCGAGGTGTTGAGCGGATCGGCGTCGATGTCTCGTGCCTTCCAAGCGTTGAAGAACTGGTACACCCACGGGTTGCTTCCCTTCGGGGTCTGTTCCACGGCAGAACCCCAGAGGTCTCGACGCACCGGCATGGCGTTTGGATCCTTCACACCAGGGATGGCCAACCCAAGGGCGGCGTACCGCTGATTGAGTTCATCGACCGTGTCCTTGATGAAACTCTGGCCACCGATTGCAGGGAGCTTGTCGCGTTCGGCGCGGCGCACGGCACCGAGGATTGCTGGAGCCACAGGAGACGCGGCGGTGACCGCAAGACTCTTGAGCCAGCGATCCATCGAGTTGGTGGATTCCTGAGACAGGAGCTTGATGAAATCGCTGGTTCCCTTGAGGAACTGCTGCTCCATCACAAAGTTAAGACCAGAGGTTGGAACTGCCTTAAACAGCGATGTCGCTACCTCTTCGTTGCTGCGGCCCCGCTCCAATTGGCGCAAAGAAGTGCCGGCCATTATGCCCAATGCACCCGCGGTTCCGAGCGAGGAGAGATCAACCACGGTATCTCCCCCTTGGAACTTCGGATCCTTACCGTTTACCAGTCGAGTAAGAGCCGAAAGGTTGATCGTACCCGGAGGCATGACGCCGCCAGCCTTGGCCAACTCACGAGCCTTGTTGGTCTCGCCAGCGGTATCAAGGTTTGGGGTGATGATCCCCTTGCTGTAGAGATAACCGAACGCCGTGGTAACCATTGCTCCAACGGCAATTCGAGAGGCAGCAATGTTGCGTTCACGAGCGGTCATCTTGCCCCAATCATTTATTAGCGCACCAGCAGGCGTGAACTGAAGAGCCTCTGCGGCTACGTTGATCGGGGTCTTCTGGAACAGCGAGATCAGGCGGTATGGGACGTATGCGTTTGGACCAAATTCCTTGATCAATCGATTCGCACCAGCAACAAATTTTGTGGCTTTGTTGTCCTGCTGGAAGATGGACTTCAGGGACTCGGTCTCGATCGTCGCAAGATCATCCTCGCTGAATCCACGGCGACCACGTTGAGCTTCTGCATCAGTCACGAACGCGAGCTTGGGATCGCGCACGGCGATCTGAATCTGGCCTTCTGACAGTCCCTTGGCTCGACCAATCTCACCGATGATGCGAGCGCGTTCAGCCTGCCGGAACGGGATATCAGTGGCCTGAGTCAGGCGCAGCATGATGTCGGGCAGGATGCCTATCGTCGCCTCGGTCAGGTTCCGAGGAGACAACGCGGATCCGATTTTTCCAGCAGCCATGTCCTCAGCAATCCGCCGCCATGCTCGTTGGAAGTTGAGCGGATTACCGATGTCGGTTCCAGGTTCATACGGCATCGCATTGGAACCCTTGAGAACGGTTTTAGTCGCGGCTGGGAGCGAATTGTAGATCGCGTTGATTCGATCAATGGTTCGAGCGCGGATGTTGAACGAGTTGTTCTTGTCCTTTGAGAACGTCGCGTCGATGGCTGCGGCACCAGCGTCGCCAAGTTCGCGCAGTGGGTAGTTGATCGCGTTGCCCACCACGTTGCGGATGATAGAGATCGGACCCATAACCGATCCCTGAACCATCGAAATGAACAGATCCGCGGCGTCGGCTGGATTGATCTTCGCAAGCTGCTCGTTGAGGATGGCATCGACCTCGGATCGTTTCGCGTCGGCCAAGTCCAACTGCTTCAGACTCTTGTTGATCGTGTTGAGATCGTTGGCAGCGAACGCATCACGAGCGACTCGACCGGCTGCGAGGACTTCATCATTTGCGAGTTTCAGCTTGCTGCCAGCGTCCAGAAGGATCTTGGACTGCTCCGCTGTCATTGGCTTGCGATTCCTGTTGGCCAACGAATTCTGAACCAGCAGGACCAATCCCTCCGGGGTAGAGGAGTTGAGTAGCTTGAACTGGTTGATGAGCTGACCCCAACTGGTTCCGCTTTTCGCAAGTGCCAGCGCGGTGCTGCTTGCGCCAGCCATGTCACCTGAACGGATCTGCCGTCCAAAGATCTCCATGCCGGAAGCAACTCTGGTGTTCGACGAGGTATCCGCCAGATCAGCATTGAGCTGAGAGAGCGACATGGACGATGCGCGATCGACCACCTCGCCTACATTCTGCTGAGTGTACTGGGATTCAGGAGACTGGCCTACCGTCTCACGGACCTCGGTGGGAAGCTGTTCAGCCTCGGCAACGCGGCCTGCAAAAGCTCGGGTCTTCTGCTCTTCAGGACGTTGAAAGCGGAAAGCAGTTGGATCTCCTCTTTGTGCGTTTTTGACGAAAACCGTATTTCCAATCTGAACGGCTTCATCACCTCCGACAACAGGAGTCACTCCATCGGCTCGATCATAAAAGTAAGAGTGCCTGTCAGGATTAAACCCGACTTGGGTCCAAGTGTTTATGTCGCTGGGGATTGTCTGCGATTCGTGCTTTGTCCCCTTTGCGACAATTGCTGGGTTCTTTGCGGCACCAGCACCTATCTTAAGTGACTGAGTTTCCATTCCTTTCGTGGGAACCATTTTGATGTTCCTAACACGAATGAACGGCTCGTATGTGGTTTTGTCTCCGCTGGTTCCAGTTACAACGCCGATACCAAAATCAGTCATAGCAGGAACGTCCTGCCTGAGTGTCATCTCAGATCCAGCGGGTATTTCACTCAGCTTTCCGACATTGGCTTTTTTCCTTGGATCACTGAGCGAGTCTCGAATTGTCTGGAAGTTTGGAAGTGCTTGCGATGAAAACTCGGGAACTTTCCTGACCGGGATATCCCGATTGATTGCAGCCTGCAACGCTTCCCTGTCGAGTGTTCCACCAGCTTGAAGGGCTTCAAGTTGCGCCCTGACATCTGGAGAAAAGATTCTCCCACTCTCCATCATCTCCGCTTGAGACCCTGGAACTGACTCCTTGAACCTTTCAAAGGCAGCAGCTCTGCGCTCTGAAATAGTTTGAGGTTGATCACCCCTCTGCGTCCGTTGCTCGGTAGCCTTCGGCGCAGTCACTCCCTTCCAAGGAACGGACTCGGTGGTCGCGTAGTGCATCCACGCGATGGCATCCTCGGGCGATACCTTCCCAGTGAGCAACTGCTTGGTAGAAGCCTTGAAGGCGTAGAACCAAGACCGGATGTCGCTACGCTTGATGTTCGGAATCTGCTCGCCAAACGCCTGAATGAGTCCCTCTTCGAGTGCAATCTCTTGGGCTTGCTTTGGAGTGAGCCTTCCTTCTTGAACCTCAGCACTGCGGGCCAGAAGCTCGCTCTTGTAGGCGGGGGTATCTTGAGCGGATTCGAGCAGAGACTTCCGCATCGACGGGTTCGTGACACCCTGAAACACATCGTGACCGATTTCATGGATGGCCGTGTCCGCGGTAGCCATGAGCGGGTTGACTCGGACGATACGGTTGCCGGTCTTTGGATCCGACAGGTACATGCCGCGGACTTCTGTGGAACCCGCAAACGGACGATCCAGCTCGATGGTCAGGTTGCGCCGAGCAGCGATCTGAGCGGCTGCATCGATGTCAGCTTGAGTGATCTTCGCTCCTTCACCCTGGGGTTGGAGACGATAGTACAGACTGTCGTATATTTCTTGAGCCGTCTTTACAGCGGATTTTTCAGCTTTGAACTGACTCTCAGTAATAGTTTGGACCTGTTTTTCTTGCGCTTTTCGTGACCGCTCTTCGGACATGATTGCGCGTTTAGCGGCTTGTTGCTGCTGAACTACTTGTTCGTATGAATCCTCAAGCCCTTCTTGATACTGCCTTGAAATAAACTCAGGAAGTGTGGTTGGGTCCTTGATGACGCGAACAACATCGGGATCGTTGGCCAACTGTTGAATGCGTTCCTTGGGAATCTTAACTTTGACACTGTTTGCAGCTTCCTTAATAAGCGTCTCGGTAGGTTCAGTCTTTGACTTCCACCAGTTCTCGTACTGCTTGGCAATTTTATCTGCGCCGATCGGACGATTTTCTTCGACTACTCGTTCTGGAGCTGGAGGTTGCTCACTAAGAGTGCGAAACCTTTCAGCTTCGACATCCATCTCTGCGGTAGTCTTCTCAACTTCAGCTTTTTCTCGTCCAGCGCGGACCCTAGCCTCTTCCAGATCCAGCTTCTGAACCGGACCTTCTTGCGGTCCCTCGGACATACCCAGCTTGCGGCCCAATCGAGTGGGGCGGTTGAAGAGCGTACCGAGCGCGATGTCTGCTGCGAGTTGGCCACCAGAGAACTCTCCACCCTGCGTAACCTCAGCGATCTGTTGACCGGTGGATTGAGCGACGTTCGCCGCCACATTCATGGCAGGCTCAACGAATGCGGGCTTGGTGATTGCTTCGCGTAGCGTGGCCTGACGAGTCAGTGGCCTGGCGAGTTCGCTGAGACCCTTCAAAGAAGGGCGGGCGGTCAGAGCGGTGGGAGCAAAGCCGCCAATGTACGAAGCAACAGGCTGCTCTTCCTGAGCTTGAGACAGCTTCTGGAGCGTCTCAGGGGAGTATTTCTCAAGCAGTGCCTCTTGAGCTTTGCTGGTACCGTAAGCAGCCGCAGCACCGGCACCCAACGCTCCTACGGCACCGCCTACAAGCGATGCGACAGGACCAAGCGGTGCGAGGAGCAAAGCTCCACCTTTTCCGCCAGCCATCGCAGCGGGGATAGCAGTCAGAGAAGGAACTGTGCTGGCCGCGGCTGATCGCAAACCAGCCTCAGTCTTACCCATGATTGGGTTCTCAAATACATTCCCTTCCGCATCTACGTCATAGACCTCCGGATCGAGTTTGTTTTCGATCAACCAATCACGCTGGGTCTTAGTCATAATGTTATCGGCTCAGCTTATCGAACATGCTTCCCATCCACGGATCATTCAGTTGGTATTCAGAAAAAGTTCCACTTGGCTTGTATTTAGCATCGCGCATCGCCTGAGCAGACTTGTTCATAGCCTCGATGTACAAACGATTCTGAACTTCTTGAGGCAGATTGCGGAACTGTTCAGCGGGGAAATTTTGAGAAACGACAGTTCTTGGAGTCCTCTGGTAAACGCTTCCTCCCACTTGCTCCGGTTGGACATTCAATTCGCTCGCAACGTCGGTGTAAAACGGAGTGGTCAATGTCTGCCTAGCTCCGTATGCGGAAGATCCACCGCGAGCTTCCATTTCGGCCAGCTTCCTGTTGATCGCAGAGAACTCCTGTTCGGGCGACATAGGTCCAAGAGCTTCGGGTTCAGCCTCAGCACGAGCCTGAGCAGCCACAGCGGCAGCAGCGGATGATCTTGGTTTTCCATCGCTTCTTCCAACCATCGGCTCGCCTTCTGTGGCACCTGGGGCTTTAGGAAACGTCTTTGCACCTTCGCCACCAGCTCCGCTTAGGTCGTCTTTCTTAGGAGTCCCAAACGCTTTATAAACATCCTGCTTATATTTAGCTGCTTCTTCAGGAGAAACACCAGGTCCGAAATTAAACACATACTCCCCATCTGCTTCTCTAAAGCTAACATCCAAGGGTTTTGATTCCTTTGTCTTTGCAACTGATATATTTGCAATTAATGCAGGATATTTCTTAGCAAGCTCATCGTAACTTCCATACACAACTGAACCGCTAGGAGTTATAAGTTGCATCTTGGTATCCTGCTCTTTCTTGAGAGCCTCCTTTGATCTCTCCTGAGCTTCGAGAAAAGCAACAGTCTCAACATCTGGCTCTCCAAGTTGAACCCCGCGACCAGCCAGATAACCACGCATTTCTGTCTCTCGTCCCTTGAGAGCGTTTATACGCTCAGCTTGAGCCCTCGCTTGAGCCGCCTTTGCGCCAGCCATTCCAGCCATTGTCGCTGGATCAAGTGGGCCAACCATGTCTTCGCCCTTGAGAGCCATCTCAACTCCTCGCGCTTTGCGGGTTTCCTCAAGAAGCCGCGCTTCATCCTCGGCAGCTTTCTCTGCAATGCGACGCTTCAACTCTTCTTCTCTCGTAATTCTAGCTCTTTCAAGGATCCGCTGATCTTCCAATGCAGCTACCTCTTCAGCCATCAAAGTCCGCTTAGCCTGACGCTGCTGGCGGATCTGCTCATTGGTTCCGGTGAACTCGCCAGCGATTCCGCCGGTAAGCATGGAAAGACCCTTGAGCAGGGGGTTGACTCGTTGACTAGCCTGCTCTTCGAGCCGCCTTCTAATTTCGTCTGGAGTAGCCATAAATTATCGCATTTCGCTGAGGATTGACCGACGAGCCTGTCTTCCACCCATGCTCCGCATAGCCGCGGCGAGGATCTCCTCGGGGTCGTAGTTGATGTCCTTGAAGTAGCCGGGGGATATAGCCTCAATCATCCTACGGGTCGCAACCGGAATCGTGGTTGGCTCGATCAGGGGATTGGTAACCGGCTTCCCTTGGTAAGGTATAGCTTGAACTCTTGCAGGAGTAGTGGGAACAACCGTAGGTGTTACAATCGGAAACGTGATCTGAGGCTTATCAAGCGGTATCAGACCCGGAGTGGTGGGCTTATCCTCTATAGCAGGACCGGGTACACCAGTGTCCTCTATGTAGTAAGGCTTCTCGCCCCCCTGAACGGGGTTTGTGACGATGCCGGTGAAAGTGTTGGTATCAACGTCTTCCGCCTTAGGAATGCTGGTCTCTGGGAGAGGATTTACCGGTGTGGGTTCCGATGGCCCCTGAAGATTCATGCCGCCTTCCCTGATGTACCGATCCCTGTTCTCAGGGGTAATCAGACTGATTCCAGAGTCCTCCCCCTCGCTGCTGTATGTTGGCTGCTGAGATACAGGAGACGGGGTTGGCTGAGGGGTAGGCGTTGAAACCGGATTAGGAGCCGGCGTGAACGTCTGGATGTTGCTCAGGTCTACAGGAGGACGATAAACCTCGGTCCATCGAGTTGGCCCACCAGTGTACGGAGTCGGCTCAGGAGTCGGCTCTGGCGTCGAGTAGTAGCTCAGGGGATCGACAGGGGGAATCGCGTATCCAGATCGAGTTACTGGTCCGAACTTGGGGGTTGGAGGGGTCGAGAGATCGACTGGTTGGCCTGCGGTTTCCCACTCGCCTTTGACCCAGTTCCAGCGATCTCCAGCATTGTTGACGATCTCACCACCAACGAACGATCCCGGCATCCCTGGGATTGGATCTCCAACACGGAATTCTTCGTATCCGGGAAACCCCGAGTATGGCGTCTGATTCGGCCCTGCTGGTTCCGTTTCGACTCCGGGAAGGCTTCTGCTGGGATCGTTTGCCATAGGTTAGGGTCCAACAAAACCGCGGAATCCAGTTCCAAGCTGACCGATTCCACCAGCAAGACCACCGATGCCTTGCATGATGGCCAGCGGAGAACCGGCCTGCGAGGCTTGGAAGGCGTTCTGGGCGTTGGTGAGAGCGAAATTGCTGCCAGTCTGCATGAGCTGACTTGGACTGGCCTGCTGCAACCCCTGAAACAACTGAGGAGTAGCGAACGGCGAAGCACCCTGCTGGAGACCACCGAGCTGAGCCGCTTGTGAGACGATTGGCTGGAGTCCCAGAGCCGACTGGATGTTCGCAATGTTCTGCTGCTGTGCGCCCTGACGCTGCTGCTGCGAAGCCATCTGGCCAGCGAAGCTCTGCTGCATCGCGGTGTTCCGCTGACCGGTGGCAGCGAGGATATTCTGGAAGGCTTCCTGCGCCTGTCGATTGGCGACATCGCTGGTGGTCTGACCGCTCTGGAGTAGGCCAAGAGCCTGCTGCCGGCGTTGGACATCGGCGTTACCGATCGCTTCGCTGACAGCGCGGGCCTCGCGGAATGCGGAGAGGTTACCGAGGACGTTGCCGGAAGCGGTTCCGCGGGCGCGAACAGCCTGCTCAGCGGCTCGGATCAAAGCGGGATCGAGCGTACCGGCTTGAGCGAGACCGGCACCGATCTGGCGTTCGAGATCGCTGCGGATCCTCGCGGCCTCACCGGTATCCTGGGGACCACCCGGCATGCCCACGCGCTCGTAGGAAGGCGCGGCGATGGTTTCCTCGGCGATGGGGCGACTGCCGATGTCCTTGAGAAACTGGGCGTAGAGTCCCGGCTCGGTGCCGGTGCCGTAACGCTCCGGGTCAAGAGCTTGAAGCTCGGCTCGGCGTTGCTGGGCGAACTGGGTGCCGTACTTCTGAGCGGCTTCAAGCTCACGTTGAGCTTGTACCGGAGCCAGATCAGCCAACGCTTGACCAATAGCTTTGGTCTGGGCGATGTCGGAAACGTCCTTGAAGTCAACCTCTCTGAACTGACCGGTCTCCTTGCCGTCTTTGTAGATAGGAACCCGAACCTTGGCTCCTATGCGTGATGCAGCCTCGATCTCACGCTGGAGCGGGAAAGTCTCGATCGAGGCCATGACGGCCTCGCGGTTCGCCGCCGCCATGTCTGGTGCTTTATATGTTCCGCCCATAGGAAATCCTCTTGTTCATCAGCAGTTTGGAGTACCTGTCAAAATCGTACAAACGGGAAATGCCTTTGCGGAACCCACCGAGCTTGGTGACGTTCTTCGAGCATAGCCCCATCATGGCCAACCAGAGTGTCTGAACCGCGCACGGCTCAGTACCAATAGCGATCTCGATCCACGCGATGTGACCGTCCGGGAAGTTGTTGTTCAGATCCTCGGACTCCTCGATCGAGTTGAGGAATCGAACAGCCCCTACACCGACACACTTCCCATCCTCGTTCTTCACAATCCCGATCAGCTTCTTGGCATTGAAGATTCCGATCCAGTTGAGGAGCTGATCATCGTTCCATGTGGAACAAGTAGGCCAATGCTGTCGCAGCAGTTGGGCCGCTTCGATGATGGTTGGATGTGCGGTCATTGCTGAGGACGCACAGAATCAACGAATCCAGATAGGATAGTGGATTGAAGCGAAAGGCGACCGCCCGAGTTGGGGTTGGTCTGAACCCTGAACTGGATGGTGTTCCAGCGTCCCTTGCTGATCAGGTTGTACGCTTTGAGGAACTTCTGCGAGTTGGTGATCGTCAGGCTTGAATCGAGGTCCGTGAACGTCCCCGACATGTCGGTCGAGTAGGCGATCGCCGCGTCCGTATTTGAGCTGGTGTACGGGTTGTCGAACGCGAACTGGACGCTGTACCCGATCTTGTCGGGGATGGGCTCGTTCAGGTTGTACGCCTTCGTGATCACCGTAGACTGGTAACGGGATCCGCCATCGAGGTACGCGGAGCTTGCGACCGGTGCGAGACGGGTGTTCGGCAGGAAGTCATTGAACGACCAGACTTGGCCTGCTCCCTCTGAGATAGAGGTCATGTCGCCGGCGAACATGAGGACGGGTCCGAACGTGGAGAACGAGGTGGCGAAGAAGTCGTTCACCTGCCAGTTGTCCCAGTACCCGAGCCAAGAGCGGGCCAGTGAGTGATAGACGATGACCGCGTTGTTCCGTGGGAAGGCGGCTTCGAGTTCGAGCAACGAATCGGATTCGAGCAGAACACCGAACTCGCTCTCCAGTCCAAGCCCGTTTGCTTCGTTGATAACGAACGGAACTGCCAGGAGGTAGCGGTTGTTCCAGAACACGCCGTCGCAGAGGTCGAGCTTAGTCTTGTCGATCCTGCTGATCAGGTCGTTGATGGGGCTGGAGAGCGCGAGTCCGACGCTGGTCTGGGTACCGGCTTGGATCTGCGCCATCGACCGGATGCCGTCGCGGGACAGGAAGAATACGTCAGCACCGACCGCGGCAATGGAGCGGTGCGAGGAGCAGCCGATATTACCGCTGATGAGTGATATGGTCCAATCGGCAGGATCCTGCGTAGGATCGGCATCTACGCTCCAAATTGAGCGTTCCTTGAAGACGAGCAGTTTGTATCCGAACCACGAGTAGAGACCCTTGATGGGATCGCCGTCGCCACCGACTCGGATGGATCCGAGCGGATCCCAGGATTCGCCATCGAGGATGTCCGAGAAGTAGAGGGTATCGGGCTGGATGGTGGTATCACCAGAGACGGCCCAGAGCCGGTTGGTATGGGTGGTGAGGTAGAGCGGCTTGTTGGGCGGCGAGAGGGATACGAAAGCGACCGCGTGAGACTGGTTGGCCGGCGATATGGAGACTGTGGGAGCTGTGATGTAACCGCTGCCGGGGTTCAGGATTACGATGGAAAGAACCGCTCCATCTCCACCAATTCTTGCTTCCGCGGTTGCGGTCACACCGCTCGGAGGAGCGGATATGGTGATTGTTGGAATTGAGTTATGACCACTTCCCTGATTGATGACATCGATGCGGCTGATCTTGCCGGCGGCGACCGAGCTATTGAGATTCGCGCTGGAGACGTACTTCAGGGTTCCGTAGCCATCGGAATAGAACAGCTTGTCATTGAGCTGAGCGAAGTAGACGAAGGTGGCTGAGTTATTGAGCGTCGCGCCGCTGATCGCGTTGTAGGAAACGCCGGGGGAACCGAAGTACAGGTTCTTGGTGTTGGCGTTACGATCGCTGACCGCGATGACCAGTCGCTCGGACGCTGCGGTATCGAAGTAAAATCCGGAATAGACCTCCGCGTTTGTCGGAAGGTTACTGCCGTAGTTGGAGGTGGTTAAGTTCCAAGCGGTGAGGATTTCCTCCCAGTTTCTGGATTCGCTGTTACCGGTCAGCGAGATGGATCCGAGACGAGTGACTAGGTTGCCGAAGTCATCGTAGTCCATGTTGATGGCCGACTCCATGCTCGTAGCAGGGATGGCATCGGGACGAGTAGCAGAGACGACACCGGTACTGAAGCCGGTGCTTCCATCCAACAGCATCTGATCATCAAGAGCATCTGAGGATTGGAATGGCATGGCGGATTACAGGATGTCTTGGAAGGTGTAATCGTACAAGCTATCAGGAATGATGCGGCTGATTTGCTGCTGCTGGCCGCGTTCCATGTCCTTCATAATGGAGACCTGAGCGGCCCCCTCTTGGAACTTGGCTTGGGCTTTCCCGTACTGCCGGGAGTATTCGAGGAGATCGCCTTCGGTGTAGGCCATCAGAGCGTTCTCAACACCGCGCAGCTCGAAGTTGCTGTCGTTGACGATCGCTTGGTTCTCGCCGAACTGCCGCATCTGGGACTGCTTCTTCCCGAGGATGAAGAGGTTGCCATCGGTGTTGGGCGTGGGAACCAGCTTGATGCGCGGGACGCCGGCCTCTCCGTAGGATGCACCGATGACTCGGGTCCAGTTTACGAAGTTGCCGGGGGTGGACTTGCGGCTATCGACGTTGTTCCAGGTGTTGGGATCGAGCTGGAAGAACGAGACCCATTCCGCGGCGGGGACTTCGATGCCATCGGTTTCGCCGTTGATCGTGAAGCGGATGGCGACCGGGAAGTCGAGGAACATGTTGTAGCCGGTACCTGAGGCGTAGGTAGCGGTTACGGTCTGGTCGAGGGTGACCAGTTCGTTGCCTTCGCTGACTGAGCGCGAGATGACGCCGAGGGTATCGTTCCAGAGGCACGAATCCCAGATCATGGAGTAGCGGCGGATGCAGAACTTCTTGGCCAACGCGAGGGTGTTCGCGTCGGTGAAGGAGAGCTTGTCGCAGGCCGCTTGGGCTACTTCAGAGGGTTTCATGCGAAGTATTCCTGCAAAACCATCGTGGAAGAGGTCGATGCCGTATTGTCGTTCACAGCATAATTAAGGTACAATTGCTGTGCGCTTGTTGGACCGTAGTTATGAATCCGATATGTTACAGTAGAAGTGGTGTTTGGACTATCAAGGAACTGGATCACCTTATTACTAATCGTGGTAACCTCACCGTCTTCATAAGAAGCACTGGATATACCCTTCGTGTTTAATCCAGTTGATGTTCCTATTTCAGTTGAATTCCTTGTTAGTCTAAATAGAACAAATTGTGATGCATTAACAAGACAGGAATAATTGATACAAACAGTTACTAGTATCTTAGAAGATGTGCTTCTCGGAGTTATAGTAGTGCTAAGCGTCGCGATCTCTTGTCCTGGAGCGGTTGCTGATCCGGAGTAAGTTTGTCTTGTGGTATCAACTGTCTGAACAGACTGAGGAGCGTTCGACGCATTGATTCCGAGCGCACTGGCTGCGATGGAGCGAAGTTTGCTGCTGTCATTCGCATCGGTGATCAGCACCTTGTCGTTGGCCAGATCGACCGTGACATTGGTCAGGTTGGGAAGCGTAACCTCGTTGGCATTGATAGTCAGGAGATCGGCACCGGCGTTTCCGATCGTAGTGTTGCCGTTGACCGTGGCGTTGCCGGTGACGGTCAGGTTGTTGGAGAGTGTAACAGCACCGGTAACATCGAGCGTAGTCCCAACAGTGGCAGCTCCAGTGACGCCGACTGAAGCGAGAGTGGTGGCTCCGGTTACATCCAAAGTGGTTCCTACAGTAGCTGCGCCGGTCACTCCAACGCTTGCCAGAGTGGTTGCTCCAGTGACGCCTAGGGTCGTTCCTACCGTAGCAGCACCGGTGACACCCAAGCTGGCCAACGTAGAGGCTCCAGTGACACCCAGAGTGGTGCCAATGGTAGCGGCTCCGCTGGTAGAGACACTTGAGAGCGAGGTGGCTCCGGTCACCGCGAGAGTACTGCCAACGTTTGTAGCACCGGTAAGCGTGGAGGTACCGGTCACCGAGAGGTTGCCGGGGATCGCCAGATTGCCGCTGAGGCTCGTTGCGCCGGTTACGGTGAGGGTACCGCCGACGACCGTATTACCGCTTGCCGCGGCCACCGTGAGCTTGTTGGCCCCGACGCTGAAGTCACCGCTGGCATTGACCGCGGTGGTCGATAGCTGGAGCGCGGAATCGATGCCGCTGCCATCTCCAACGGCTTTGAGGACCGTGGTCAGCGCGGAGTTGTCGGAGCTTTTTAGTAGGCCAGTATATGTCGATGCGACGCTACTGCCTGTGAGTGGAGTTCCCATATCAGTTCTTCGGTAGTGCGTACCAACCTGCTGGCAGCGTCACAGTGGACGGTCCCACCAGCTTCTTGTTTGAATCGAATCCGTACACGCTGGCCCTGGTGGGCTTGGCGAGCATCACGGGATCACCGGAAGGGACCAGGACCACCTTGGTCATCTGGCAACCGAGGCAGTCCAGCAATGCGATCAGCCAGATCGTTCTTGAGAGCCTCGGGTGCTTTTCCATGTTGGATATCGGTGGGTGGTGTTTCCCGCAGCCAATCGAGCAGGGCCTTCAGGATCTGATAGACCCAGTTCACTGCTTCGGATCAGCAGGCTTCTTCAGGTTGCTCTTGATGGACCAGCCGACGCTGGCCAGCGACAGCAGAGCCCCAACCAGCTCGGTGATCTGCTCGGAGGAAGCGAGGCCGCGGGCGATGACAAAACCGCCGGCGGCGGTGAGGCCGTGGCGGATGAGGGATGCGATGTTGGGATTCATTTTCCGAAAAACAGTTTGTAGGTGCCGTAGGCCATGCATAGGAACCCCAGCACGGCGGTTCCTAGCTGGACCCACTGGGTGAGGATAGGGGCCAACGATGCAGCGGTCAGGCCAGCGGCTGCGCTGATGGCTACAGTGACGGCGTTGGTCGATGAATCGTTGGTCATGTCCTACTCGGGCTTGTGTTGGGCTGCTGCGGTTTCGAGGAGTTCCACAAGAGGAAGGCCGACCTTCATGTTGGTCACGTTGCCGGCCTTCATTCCAATGACGAGCAGCTCATAGAGCTGGTTGAACTGCTGGGGAGTGAGTTCGATCTTGATCATGCGGCTGGAGCATCAGCGACAGGCTCATCATTCGCAACCAAACTCGGCCTCACCGGCACATTAATCGGAGCAGGAGGCACCGGCACCCACG